TAATAATGATTAAGCTTTCTGGATCAAATATGAGTCCACAAAAAGACGCCTGATTGAGCACGTCATGTTTCTCGATCTTGATTGTCAGACCGATTTTCGTGAAAAGCGAGTCATCAATGGTCTGACCCGCCTCAAATCTGAAAAGGCCATCATCACCTTCCACAAAACCATCAATGTCTTCTTCCTGAATGCCAGCTTTAGAGCAGACAAAAAGAAAGATCATGAGATTTGCAAACGAATTGCCAAGTGAAGTGCACATCTCGCCGGACATGCGTGATTTAACCCCTTCGGCGACAAACCCCTTGAAGTGACAAGTTTGATCGCCTCCCAGTGTTTCGCTAACGAGTTGAAACCAACTTGCACCGGTAGGCAGCGCAGTTGTCATATACTCATACAATTGAAATTCAACGTCAGCCATCAGTTGATTATCAAAGTGAGACTCGAAAGCCGAATAGTCCGTGGCATAATACCGAGCTGTGGGGCTATAAAGAGCCTCCCACACATGCCGCGCGCGGTCACGAACGGGCACTTTCTTGATGAACCACTTCATCTTGAACAGCACCTTCTCGATAGCCGCGAATGTCGGACCGACAATGCATTTGAAAATATCTGAACGCGAGTTGATCGCTCGCAAGTGTTTCCATGCCGAATAAGACTCGGCTTTGTTGAACGACTTACACTGTTTGTCACGTGTGGTCAAAATTCCCGTATATGCTTCCCATGTCCGCATTAACTCATCTTTGCGTTTGCGATTGTACCTGGTTCCCTCTAGCCAAGTTTCAAATGACACATCGCTATCCATATTTAATGGCGCAAGATTCTTCTTAAGCCAGCTGCTAGTGAACGCTGCAAGCTCGTACCTAAGGCCTCGATCAGCAACCGGATGCTGGAAAGAAGTTCTTTTGAGCACGCCCGCTATGCTCGATGCTGTATCGGAGAGGTCACCGAACGGCATCTTGAAGTTGATCAAATGGCACCCTAGTGAAACACACATAGGGGGTCGTCGGTCGCGATCACTCCATTTAGTGACATTGAAAGTAACGCCTCGTTTGACATCTTTCAAGAAAATGGGTGAATTGAACTCGCTAAACCGATAGCCGTAGGCCACGACCTTCTTCACGGGCAGACCAAGTTTGTTTGCACCTCGTCGTTATAGAGATCCACTTTCAGTCGAAACGCATAGAACTTTGCAGTTTCCTGAAGAATGTGGTCTTCCATTTGAACATCACGATCGAGGTTAACATGGCCATGCGTCTTTAGGTAGGAGAGGGTATCTGCATAACACGACTCCATCGCTTTGGCACTGACGTATCGGCCCTCGTTCTTTGGCGCTGCCGCCTCAACGAGTAGCTCGTGCGAAATCGTCACGACTTTCTTTGTGTAACGCCCATTACGACGCTGGCGCAACTCATATGTCATGTACTTTGCATCAGCAATAAAATTGGGAGAGTCAATAGCACACGTCTTGAACGTGATGTGACGTCGATCACCAAAAAGAGCTCGGCATGCATAAGCAGAACCAATGAGTTTGTAGGTTGTAAAGTCGGACATGTTCTCCCGACGATAGACCCAACAGTAGCGCAAGAATGCCGACCAGCCTACAACAGATAGCGCAACCGCAATCATGGGCTCAACGATGAACGCGAACACCAATGCAGTCAATGCGCCTCCAGTCGCAAGATTTAGGAAGGCAATCACACAAAAGTTCATAATGTACCAGAACTTTTCCCAGAAGTTTAGAACCTTAATATCGGAAACCATTTTCACGAATTTAGATTCAGGGGCAGGAGGCAGACTAGGTCCATGCACAGTGCCCTCAGCCGACGGTACGACTGCTTCAACGGGTGGCGAATCCGCTGGAAATGGGTTGATGTCATCGTCAAAGACAAAGTCACGCCAAGCTAGGCGGACCTCAACCGGTGGCTGTGCCACCTGCGGTTTTTCAACCGCCTTGGACTGAGCTTCAAGACGAGCCTCCAACGCCTTGAACTTGGCGTCATAGTACTCGCGCTGGGCCTTCTCGGCAGCAGCCAAGCGTGCTTTCTCAGCTAACGCTTCCTTGCTGCGCATGACATTCGCATTCGCTTGTATGCGTTTGACATCGCGCGCCACTGTACACTTTGTTGTGATATGGCCTTCTACTCCACAATTGAAGCAGGTGCGGACGGTCCGGACAATGCGCTCTTCGGACGACGAAGCGGTTGCAGCCGCGTTCGAAG